AAAAAATGTATCGGGGCGGTATTTCCGCACCTCACCTGAATCAAGGGCAGCCGCGCCGATAAAATGAGCACCAGGTACAACTTGATTATTGTAGGTGAGTTTGGGATTTGTAGCTACGCGGAGTTTATCGGTGGTAGGCATTGCGCGTTTCATGATTTCGTTGACCTCCATTTGTTGGAACCCACCTTTCCCGGTAATTCCTCCATATTCTCCAAGACCTGCACCAACTCTTGTAGATTCAAATGGTGTTTCATTATTGCGACGCCCAGGTTGAACAATACGACTTTTAATGAAATCTGCGTTAGGTTCATTTCCGAATGGTTGGCCAAATGGTATGCTGTGGTTGAACATGGGGGGCTGCTCTTGTTTTTGAACATGAGTTGTACCGGCACCTGTATACATGTCTAGACGACTTGTATTTGCAGACGCGGTCATATTTTGTTTCATACTCCCTCCAAAAAATGGCTGCATATTACTATGTTTGAAATCGGATGCAGCTATATTTTGCCCACTGAGATTGCTAAATACGGAATCACCCTTTACCCAAGTTGCAGACTCTTCGACGCCACTGCTTACCATGGCAACCTGAGGTATAGAGGATTGAATTGGTTCGGGTAAAGGACCGCGCCCACCATTTTTAGAGGGACCAGGTGAACCCTGTAGTGAGGAAAAACCGCCTGTTGGGGGCATTGATGTGGTATATGAAAGCGGCCCACCATATAAGGGCCCACCGTTTGGCTCAGAGGGGTATGTTTGGCCGCCGGGAGTTTTATACATCATATCTAATTCACTACCTGCCAAAGCCATATTAGTGGCTGCTCGTTCTCCCTCAGAACCCAAGGATTTTGAGCGACGCTCGGCTGCGCGTTGTAAAATCGTTTGAATTTGTGATTTGATTGCCTGCTGGGCCTCAGGAGAACCAGTGGCAATAATCTCGTTGAGACGACCATTCATGTCTTTCATTATTGCAGCTTCTTCTTGTGTCATATATTGTTGAATACCAATTGTATAGTATTCATTTGGAATAGGCGTTGCAGGATCTGATGGGGGTATTTTTTGAGGAAAAATACCTAGACCGACTGTGCGAAATCCCTCTTTTTTAGTATTTTTTGCTCCAAGTTGTGAAACTCCATAACCGAGGGCTACAAGACCTGCTATAGCGGCTATTTCCATACTAACTGAACTACTGTTTTTAGTATCGCTTAATATTTCATTTAATTGCCGTGCAATTCAATGAAATATTAATATAACTTTAATCCCGAGACAAAGGTGTCATTAAAAATATTTAAGCCTTATGAATCGTTTCAATGGCATTCTTGTAGCAAGATTGCTTGGTCCAGGCGTCTTTTGATTGTGTCCTAGATGGAATAAAAAAATCAAAAGGTGTTTCAAACACTTCCTGAGGGTCATGGGGCAGATCTATCCATCTGTTCCAACCGGTGGCTCTCAGAGTACAGGGTGGATTATTCAGACGCTGGTGTGTGAGGCCCATCACTAAATCATCTGCATTTTGTAAGGGTACATTATTCATTTTATTATTTTCGGGATTGTATTGAAGTTGGTTGTTTTTTACACGTGTTCCGAGCCGATTTATGTTTTTTAGATCGGATTCCACATCGGTCTTCCATTGGCCCTGAGGCCAAGAGGCCCCCGAATACTGCATACGAACAGTTGCTTCTGCCGGGAAGCTAGAGGGGCAATTATGCTCGGGCTTCTCTAGATAGTACCGGACAGCGTACGATGTAATGCGCATATCATCCTGTTGGTGGAAATTGTCATGTTTGAGTCTCGTTGATGTCATTCTATTCAGCAAATTTAAAAAAACATCCAGATTAGAATATGCCCGGTGTATATACGACAGGATTTTACGATGTAAATGAATGGGAACCGGTTGATATGGTCACAGTATCACACAACGAGTCAATTAGCGCCTTACGTGATATTGGTGTAGGTATTGGACAGATATTCGGTGGCAAATCTGATTTATTGGAAAAGAAGATTGTTGATTTACGTGAGGGCTTAATCAAAGAGGCTGAAAAGCGGGTAAAGTCAAAGGGTTCCGATTATATGATTGTTGGATTTAATATGGAAACCTCGCAGTTTGAACGTGTATTTGTAATTATTGGAACGGGGACTCTCTTGCGTAAAAAGAAACAGAAGGGTGGAGCACAGTCATCAAAAACAAGGAGACGCCCTTAGTACTTTTCAGGCCGCCCGCACTGTTGCACTCTCATGGGTACCGGTGCGAATGTGGCAGAATAGGGCCACATCTGAATAGCCGGCAAATGTCTTGGGCGCACGTTGATTGTCAGGTTAGATTTTAGATTTTTTCTTATAATACCCGCTTGATCTGATGGAGGTGGTTGATACTGTCGAGCCGGGCAATATGTTAGCGGTATATTCATACGGCGTAGATCAGATTCTACGTCAACCATGTTACCCTCGGGTAGACTCACTGCATTACCCCCAATTAATCCCAGAATATGCCGTGCCGGAGTTTTGCTTACATATGCGAACTTGTTTTCAACATACGTTTGAGGGTTTTCCTTAGTCTCAAACGGATGTTTTAAAATTTGGAAGGGATCGTCCATATCTACATTGTTTTTATTTAATAGATTTTAGGATAGCAATTTCTGCTCTTTTAAATGCGCTTGTGTAATCGTGATGATCGTTTCCAATATCGCTGTGACTTGGCCTCTGTATAGCAATAAAGGGTAACACTGTCCATGTACGAAGAGTGATTTTATAGTATACGTCAACTGGTTTACTGAAGTATTCTTCGGCGTTGTTCAATATTTTATTGTATGTGTCTGCATGTGCTAAATAAAACTGCGTACAGTGCCCTTTTACCTCAAACACCTTTTTATCATGGTCTATTACCCTACTACTTTTTACAGATGTAACCCCGCCATTAAAGATGTCCCACTCAGCCTTATTCTCCCACAAATATGGCAACATGTTTTGGAATCGTGACATAGCGTTTTTCTCCAACATACAATCATCTTCTACAATTAACACCCACGGGTATCGTCTTTCCTTTGCAGTCCGAATACACTTTATATGTGATAGGAAACAGCCCTTGTATCCGGGCGATTTTTTTACAGCAGAAACCCGCTCTATCGGCATAGGCCAGTCCTGAAAATCCGCGGCTACCTCCTTAAATCTATCGGGACGGTCGTCTAAGTTTATCACCAGAGTCGGAGGAAAGGGTACTTTTTTATTATAGTTAAAATAGGCTAAAAGGAATATAGTAATAAATACTAGGCATAAGATGTGTGTTTTATATTTTCTCAATAGGAGTTTAATCTCCATTTACTAATTGGTGATAATTAATTTCATCGCTTCAACATAGAAATGAAAACGAGAAAGTTGCGTCTGTATAATAATCCACCATAGAAACCAAAGGTGAGTGGAGTTAAATACGCTACCGTGGAGTACTTAGACCGCTGAACATTTCAAACCGGCACTAAAAGTAAAGAGAAATGGGTAAGCATCAGATCGAAGATTATAAATTATCTGCTGTTAAATATGCTTTACGAGCATGGCATCCTATTTTACTTCGGGTTTTAAAATTAGTCTCGTAAAGTCTAGCTGGAAACTCATGGCTTCCCATTCGTTCGGACCAAGTTGTCTCCATTCCTTTATTTCATCCGTATAGAAGCGTTTTCCGTTTTTAAGAGTAACATATGGCTTTCCAGTATTTGTATAAGAAAATACGGGCTCTACTATTTTGGATGTCTTTGGTTTTTTTTGTTTAAGACAATTCTTTCTTTCTGCAGGGGGGCGTAAATGGCAATAATGGTTCCATATAGGGTCGCGTATTTTACCAGTTTTTCTAATCCCTGATTTTTTTACCCATTTATAGACGCCTTTAGCATCTGGCTTGGATACATACTCGCCGTCTTTTCCCTTTTTCGTAAGATTCTTACAGTCTTTTGCGTGAAAGGGTGGTGATTTCCGGGTTTGGTATTTGGCCGTTTTGACTTCTGAGCAGGGCATTTCTCTAAAGATTATTCATATATTTTTTCCAAACTCGCATGGCTTCGCGTATTCCTGAATTCTGATTTTTGTGATATTTTGCTCTAAAATACATACGCATAGCAACTCTTTTCCTATAGGCCGTATCTTCTTTAGAAATTTTTAGAATAGACGCACGAGCATTTTTAGACCAATGAACATTTGAAACGGGCACTTTTATAAATTTTTGCTACCGAATTCTTTTCCTGGAGTGCCAGTTTGAAATGTTCGGCGGTCTAACTGTAGCATATTTAATTCCACTAACCCTTGGTTTCTATGGTGGATTATTATACAGATGTAACTTTCGCGTCTTCATTTCTAAATTATACCCTTGTAAAAAATTGAAGTTTACTTTTTCAAGCATTCAAAGTAACAAAATGAATATCTTCGCATTGAGCACAGACCCAAAGAAGGCCGCAGAGGCCCATGGTGATAAACACGTAGTTAAGATGATTTTGGAAACTTGTCAGATGCTCTATTCAGCGCATTGGACGGGAACTTATCCTGAACTCTTAAAAGAACGTTCTTCTATTAAGATTTCTAAGTTGGCAAAGACATTACAGACACCCAAACACATGAAGTCGGCTCCTCTACGAAAGTCGGGTCACATTGGTTTTACTCCGGTTCATTTGCATCATCCGTGTACCATTTGGGTTCGCGAACTCCATGGAAACTATATGTGGGCAGCAGACCTTGCTCTATGGCTCGCAACGGAATACGAGTTCAGATGGCCAGGAAAACAGCATTCTTGTAAGGCTCATGCGATTTGGCTAAAAAATCATTTGCCTCCTAATATTGACCATGGTCATCGCAAGAGTTTTGCGATCGCAATGGATCTTAAGTATAGAGTGGAGGATCCCGTTCAGTCCTACATCAATTTCTACAAGGGTTCTAAGAAAGACCGCAATCTAACAAATTACACAAAGAGGGAGAAGCCGTGGTTTCTAGAATAAATTGCCGAAGGTTGTCCAGTGAATTTTTGCGTTGTTATCTCCGTAAACGGTGAAATTACTCGATGATATAGTTGATGAAGAAAGTGGTTTTACTCCAGAGGAAGTATCTGTATAGGATAATTGGACTGCATAGTTCCCATTAATATAATTGGTTGATAGTGTTATTACATTACTTCCAGAGGCATTTAGAGTGCTAAATCCATATTGAATAGCAGGTTGTACAAGGCCTTGTTGTTGAATGGTGGAAGTATTTAATGTTCCTGTTTTTAATTGCACAATATAATTCTGTGTAGATAACACATTTGAGAAGCTAAGAGTAGTTACAAGGGGGCCTTGAAGAGTAGAATAACTTGAAATCGCATTATTTACATCTACAATTCCTGCAGTAGAGATACTCGACATGGTAGATAATACTTGTGATAAATTAACTACTGGTCCAAGGGAAGTAGAGAAACTGGAAATACTTGATTGTAATTCATTGTAACGAACTGCTTGTCCTAGGGAAGTAGAGAAGCTGGAAATACTTGATTGTAATTCATTGTAACGAACAACTGGGCCGAGAGAAGTAGAGAACGATGAAATTGCATTATATATAAATGTAGAAAATGGAGAATTGAATGATGAAATCGTATTAGACAAAGAACCATTCAGATGTGTAAAGTTAGAAACCATCGTTGAGATACTGGATAAGCCAGTATCCGGTGAATAGAACTGTAATTTATTTAAATTTGTATCTGTTGTAATACTTACAATACCAGAGCCAACAATCTGGACATTACTATTTATTGTTCCAGTAGCTGGTTCAAATGAGTAAATGGAATCCTGCCCTGGAACATCTATTTTGCCGAATGCCTTTGCATATATAGATACAGAATTGCCAGAGGCTGATGGTTTTAGTCCAGCAGTTGAACTGTCTAGTATGGAAAATTGTGTATTACCAGGCCCAGCGGTATACGTAGACAGAGACGTCGCAATTGTCTTAAATGTAAGTCCAGTTGAAATCGCAGTAACATCAACCCATTGGGTGCCTCCTCTACCGTCCGTTAACAATGCCGAGTTAGCAGTTAATATACTATTATTTGGTCCCTTTGCGAAAATGTTTCTTACGCTTAATGTATCGACATCTAGAGACTTCTGATTTCCCGCCATACTACTAATAAAATTATTTTTAATGCGCACATTTCATCTCACAATTCCTTTTCTATTTGTAGATGCCTGGACAAGGAGGATTATTGCAATTAGTCGCACATGGAAAACAGGATGTATTTTTAACAGGAAATCCTCAGATGACATGGTTCAAAATGGTCTACAGACGTTATACCAATTTTGCGATTGAAAGTCAGCCTATGTATTTTGATGGAACTCCTGATTTCGGTAAACGTATTACGTGTCTAGTGCCCCGTCGGGGAGATTTATTAAGTCAAATTATCTTAGAAGTTACTTTACCGGCTCTTAAATTGACTACGGGAGACCCTGTATCTTATGTAAATTCAATAGGACACAGTCTAATTCAGGAAATTTCTCTTGAAATCGGAGAACAAGAGGTAGACAGACAAAATGGTGAATGGATGGAACTCTGGTCATCCTATACAACTCCTGGTGACAAGCAGTCTGGATTCTATAACATGATTGGTAAAGTCGACGGATTTACACCACCTAATTTCATAGGCCCTCAGAAGTTATATATTCCATTGAAATTCTGGTTCTGTAATAATCCTGGACTTGCCTTACCTCTTATAGCATTGCAATACCACCCGGTCCGTATCAATCTTACTCTAAGGCCTTTATCACAACTCTGGCATTCCCAGGGTCTTACAACGCCTGAATGTTCTACGCTTGAAGTGGCCCCAGCTTCTATTTCAGAACTTATGTTGTGGGGCGATTACATATATTTAGACGTAGAGGAACGTAGGCGTTTTGTTAGTAATGCTCATGAATACTTGATTGAACAAGTTCAATATACAGCACCCATCGCGGTTCCTCCCGGTGCTACATCTGCCTCTCTGAGACTTGAATTCAATCATCCGATAAAAGAACTATTCTGGTTTATTCAACGAGATGATATGACAAGATATCGCGAGTATTTTAACTATAGCTCCTTGGGTATCTATGAAGCAGGAATAAGACAGGATATTATGCTAAATGGTGTCTTACAACTTGATGGATTTGACAGATTTCAGTCTAGAGATGCAGGGTATTTTAGATTAGTTCAACCGTGGCAGTATCATACCGTGGTGCCAGAGGACTTCTTTGTGTATTCCTACAGCTTTTGCTTAAATCCAGAGGATGTTCAACCAACAGGTTCTTTCAATGCGAGTAGAATAGATTCAGTTGTTCTTCAAGTGAATTTAGTTCCAGCAGTTGTAAATCCTCCTCAGGTAGCGCCTGGAGCTGTACCTGTATCTCCAAAACCAGGTTCTTTACACGCGAGGGTCTATGGAATTAATCACAATGTTTTAAGAATTGCAGACGGATTTGGAGGAGTTCTATTTACAATCTAATGATTAGAAGCGTTATGCTAGACATACAAGTTACACAAGGCTCTTACTGGAAGGGCGCACAAATTCCATATTATATATTTATTGTACTTACTATCTTTGGTGGCTTGCTTGGCTTAGATCACTTGGCTCTAAGAAGTCCTTTGACAGCGATTCTAAAAGTCCTATCTATAATCCCATTATTAGGATTTTGGTATTTCTATGATATCGCTCAGGCTATAGGAGAACGTGAACACGTGGAAAAATATGGAATAGCAGTTCCATTCTACGGCCCGATGGGTATTGGTGCAGGTATATTTAGTGGAAATAGCGAAATACCAAATGCCCCGAAGGAAATACCAGGGCCTTGGCGTTATATGGCTTATTTTATCACCACCTGTATTTTTGTTGTCTTTCCTGTAAGCAAGTTTGTCTTAGGAGATTATTTGGGTGGAATTCTTCACGGTTGTATGTATATTTTGTTTCCTCTAACATTTATAGCCATAGCATGGTCATTCTATGATATTTTTTATGTCCTATTCAAGACAAAAGATATTTTCGAAAATGGTGTTCCTCATATGACCCCGGCGTCTATGTTAGTAGGTTCACGTTTCAGACGTGATGCTATTGGCCCTCATCCACCATTGCCTCCAGAGCCCCCAACATGGTTTCAGCGTTTCTTCAGTGCATGGTTAGAAGTTCCTATTTCTGCAGGTAAGGCTGTTTCTAAGACGATAGACGTGGGGCGTGACGCCACTGTAGGTGCTATAGACACTGGAATTGTTGCATCTCAATCTGCCATAAAGGGTGTCGGTTCGGCCATACAAGGGGTTGGTGAAGCAACCAGGACGGTAACCACTGGCGTTGCAAGTGGTGTTGGTTCAGCGGCCGAAGGAATTGGTAAAGCAACTGAGGCAGTAACGAGTGGGGTTGCAAATGTAGTAGTTGGTGAAGTTAAAGATATTACGGGACAAGCTGGTAATCTAGCATCTGGAGTAATTCAGACGGCACAAGTTGCTACAGATGCACTAGGAGGAACTGTTGCGGAAGGGGCCAAGGCTGCTCAAGGCACTGCTGCTCTACTTCAGAAAATTCCTCAGATTGGTGAACAGGTTGCATCTCAGATGGGAGATCCAGCCAAGTTAATGGAAGCGGCGAAGAAGTCTACAGCCATGACCGGTGGCGCACTCATGGTTGGTGGCGCACATATAGTTTCTTCCGACATGCCCTCATTTTCTAGTTCCATCTTACTGTTTACTTTTGCAATGGTTGCCTTTAGTGGTTATGCATTTTACAGTATTAGAAATAGCTATAAGGCGCCTGAGAAATCAGATGAACCTCCTATAAGACATGAGTCTAAAGGACAAGTAAAATTGACGGGTTAAATTTATTAGATTAGCGTATAATGCTCATTTTAGAGAACCAGGAACAGTTCGAGGGTTTCCTGAAGCCAGATAATAAAAACCCTGAGCAAATTGTAGTATATTTTACGGCACCGTGGTGTGGCGCATGTAAGAAGCTGGACCACGATTTAATTCAGAAGTCGGTTCCTTCAACAATTGTCTGGTACACCTGTGATGTTGACCAGAATGACTACACTTTGGGATACTGTGGTCTTAAGAAGATGCCTTCATTCGTCGTAATTGAGAAATCAAAAGTGTTGACGAAATTTACAACGTCTGATACTGCTACGGTTATTCAAACACTAAATGGTCTGTTCTAAGTAGAATGTATGATATATGCATAATAGGAGCCGGTATAGCCGGTTTGTATTGTGCAAGAGAAATTCAAAAGAAAATGCCAGGTGCTAGCATTTGTATCTTAGAGAAATTTAAGGAAATTGGCGGCAGAGCTTATACTTTTCATACTACGGTGAATGGTCTGAAACTATCCTGGGAAGCAGGGGCGGGACGAATTCATAAATCTCACCACAATGTGTTCAAACTTCTAAAAGAATACAATATAGACACAATTCCTATCACAGGCGGAATAGAATGGAGAACTTCTGAAGGGTCTGAAACAATTGAATTCTCGAAACTTTTAAGAAATTTGGAACTTCACAGAATTCCCGAGAAGGATTTGGAATCCAAAACTCTAAAGGAAATTTTTACAGAAATAATGGGAATCAAAAAAGCCCAGGATTTTATGAATCGTTATGAATATAGGTCTGAAGTTGATACCTTGAAGGCATCGAAGGCTCTAGAAAGTTTGCAACATGAACTAGGTCATCAAGAAGGCTTCTCAGTTTTAAAGGGAGGATTTTCTCTTTTAATTGAAAAACTCAAGGGGTCCATTCCGAATGTCGATATTCTGACGGAACACGAGGTAACCGATATTCAAGGGACCAATATTCTATTGAAAGGAAAGAAAGCCATTACGGCTTCTAAGATTATCGTTGCAGTTCAGAGAGATGCTGCTATTAAACTTCCATGTCTTGCTGGGTTACCAATTATGAACCAAGTGAAAATGAGACCACTTGTTCGCATGTATGCAGTGTTCCCCTTAGAAGATGGAAAAGCCTGGTTCGCAGGTATAAAAAAGTTTCTTTGTGATTTACCGATCCGATATGTTTTACCAATGGATCCTACCAAGGGAACCATTATGATTTCTTATACAGATGGACCTGAAGCGGAATACTGGATAAAACAGAAAAATCCGGAAAAAGAAGTAATGAAACAAATTCGTTCTCTGTTTCCTAATATACAGATACCAGATCCTCTTTTTTTCAAGGTTCATCCCTGGTCAGATGGATGTTCTTATTGGACACCAGACCCAAATGGTCCCTATGACTTTAATAAAGTTTCCAAGACATCTGTTAAACCATTGCCAGATATGCCTAATCTCTATATGTGTAATGAATCCTGGGCATATGAACAATGTTGGGTGAAATGTTCTATTGACCAGGCACAAAAAGTAATTGATATAATAGAATGAAGACCAGAAAGGTCTACTATCCCAAGAAATATTATAGAGGTCTTTCTAAAAAGAAGAGAACCCAAAGGCTCAAGGAAATCAAGAAATTCGGATCTCGTTCATGGCGTGATGCGAAAGCCTATTTGGGTTTTAAAACAGACAGAGGTGTAAAAACTAAAAAATCAGGTTATACTCAGAAATGGAATAGAAAGTTCCCTGGAGTTAAATCATTGGAAGACCGCGCCAAGGTAACTGGAGTTCCTCTAAAATATATTAAGGCTTCTTATAATCGTGGTATGGCTGCCTGGAGAACTGGACATCGCCCCGGTGCTACTGAACAGCAATGGGGCTATGCACGTGTAAGTTCTTTTTTATTAAAAGGAAAAACATATATGACAACAGATTCTGATTTAGCCAGAGATGCTAAAAAATCTTCTAAGAGTGCTAAACGCTGGTGGAATACGGTATAGCTCACTCATCCTCTTTGTAATTATGAAGTTCCTTATCCATTCTAATAATCATCTGGTCAAATATATTATTTGGGTCTACTGGGACACACCGTATGTTATTAGTCGAGAAACATCCTAGTACCTTGTATCCCTTATCAGCAAAGACATACCTATCAAACCAGGCAGTCATTCCCTTGGGATTTGGCCCCTTCAATGGCTTACTATAAATTCTTCCGTGCGGTATATTAGTCCATCCTACACACTCTTCAACGTCCATGCGATTGAACTAGGGCTACATGTTTCAATTTTACTAACGCATACTAACGCATACTAACGCATACTAACGCATACTAACGCAGTGCAGAGTTAGCCAAAGCATCCACTTGGTGATTGAACATCCAAGGAAACACGTGTTGCGACTCACCCCCCTTATGCCCCTTAAGCCATCGGTATTCTATTTTGAACCCTAACATCAATGTCTTCTCAACTAGAACACGAATTAAATCAAGATGTTGAATTTCACCACCTTGTTTTGTCCACCCCTTTGATTTCCATTTTGGTCCCCAGACAGATGCGCAATTAATCGAGTATTCGCTATCTGACCAAATCTGTACCTTTTTCAAATCTGTTATCCGACTTAATTGTTTTTCAGCTAATTCAAGACCTCTTAGCAAGGCAGTTAACTCAGCGCGTTGATTTGTCTGAGGCTCTGAAAGAGGTATAGCACCTGAAAGACGGTCAAGCACAATATAGCCATCATCTGAAACAAGAAGACATCCCCAAGCAGCATTCGCGGTTCGTTTTCCGTTTCCAGGACATGCTCCGTCTGTAAAGATATGCATAATAGTTTCTTTCCTATCATCAGAAACATGGACTTTATTCTCAATAGAATTCCTAGGAAGCACTTGCAGATTGGGTTCAACCTGGTGAATATTTTCTTCATTAGCCCCCTGCTTATATATGTAGGCGTCCAACGGGCCAGTTCTCCGGAATGGCTTTATCAAGGACTTATTGGATTGGCTGCGTTGATTTTCGGATATCATCTCTTTATGGTGTATAATAAATGGCAAGCAGCATCGTCAAGTTTATGGGTTAATCTTATCTACGTCCTTTTCGTGGCACCGGTGCTGTTTGTCATTGGATACTATAAAAAAGAAACATCGAGATTATTCTTTGAGGCAACTTTACTCTTGGCCTTTGCAACTCTAGGTTATAATATATACAATCTGGTTCTACAATTAAATACTGTTACTGGAGATAGTAATTAGATGATCTTCAATATATCTTTATACAATGGATCATTTTTCATATGATCCATTGCATGATACAGAATTGCAGGATACGAGTTGAAATCTTTCTTACAAGGAACACAACAATGAATCTTGGAATCTTTTTTCTTCTCAATCAAGGGTTCCAAGCTTTTCTTAACATGATTACGAGCAATGTGAATACGACAATGTTCTTTTTTAATAAACGAAAGATCGCAGCCTGTAAATGGACACTTGATTTCTACAATTGGAATTGTAGAATGATTTAGTTTCACGTGGTCATCAAGAGCATATTTCTGATAGAATTTCTTTGTACACGACTTACATGCGTAAGATTGCTTACCCTCGTGTTTCTTCATGTGATAATGCATAGTATTTTGGTTCACCTTAATCTCGGCACACACCGTGCAGACATAGTGACCATCTTCATTTTTCTTGTAATCATATGGCATTGCTTACATGTAAAATAAAAAACTGAAAGTTCAATTTTTACTGCAGGGCTACTTACGAAGATAAATGGCCTAAATATTTTTTTATAATTATAGATAAATGGACATTACACCTCAGACTAACGGTATTTCACTGGATATACTTGAAAAATACATTGAACGATATCCAGAGGACGCAGAGAAATGGTTAGAATTCATACGGGACCCTGCAGAAGATGTATTATCGCGCCCAGAAAATATTATACGTCGACGAAGGCGTTTGAGACAGATAGGAGGAGAGATAAATGAAGAATTATATAAAAAATACTCAGATTTACACAGTGTACCTTCAGAAGTTCCCATTGAACATTATAGAGATGGATGTCTTTTTTGTAAGAAGTCGTGGGCGTCAACGGAAGATGTTCCAACCGCTACATTTATATGTGGTCACAAATTTCACACAACATGTACAATGGTTCATCAGTATTACAATGATGTATTTAGCTGCGCAGTAGAAGGATGTGATATAGATACATGGGATTATGTAAGAAAGATAGTTAGGTCAAAAGAGAAGGCTACAGAAAAGGTCGAGGATATTTTAGTAGAATCTTATCGGAAACGCAAGGATTTTAAGGAGGATACAAATGAATTGAAGAATATTATTTCATCTGTAAGTGCGAGACATTGTGATGTTAAAAATTTAATAGCACAAGGTAGAAAAGATTTCATTCATAAAAATCTCTATTCCATAAATCAGATGCAAAATGATTTAAATCAGGGTATGGAATTTATAAGAAATTCTGAAGAGATGTACAAGTACAAAAAATCTGTGAGGGTCTACAGAAAGAAAGCAAGTTATTTTTTTAGAAAGTATCATATTTCTTTACGTGAATTACGAGAACGGAATATAGTTAGAATGCCTTGGAGATTACGCTGGGTTCTTGATAGACATCGGAATGCTTTTTCATATTATAAGATGGGCTTAAGATTATATCCTGGAAAAAAGCAGATGAAAGATCCTCTGAACACTCGTGTTCTCGCTAGTGAGAATACCATAGAAAACGTCTAAAGCCTTTTCTATATTCTATAGTATAATGAACCCCCTGTATGACATTGGTAAATTCATCCTCAATGACTATAGAAGTCTTGTTGCCACTATTCAAAATCTAACAATGAGGCCTTCAAATGACACCCTAAGTGTCAACGTTGTTTCAACTGCGAATTCTACTTCTCTAAAGAAGTCGTATGATCTAAGGCCCAGGAAGCCTGTTTCTTATAAGGTCTAAACTTTTCAGATATAATTTAATTAGTTGAAATGCATATACTTACTTTAGCGATTGGTGTCGACTACCGCCGATCTCTAAAGAAAGCACTTGAATCGAAGCGCATTTACGCAAATAAACATGGATACACTTATATAGAAGGTGGCGAAGAATTCTGGGATAGACATAGGCCTATAGCATGGTCAAAGGTTCCCTTTCTTCTTAGCATCTTAAATAAGTTGCCAGATGGCGTCCTTGTATGGTTATCTGACGCAGATGTTTTAATTACAAATCTGAATTTGAAAATAGAAGACCATGTTTTACCCTTGTTACCTCAAGAAAAGGACCTACTTTTCATCTACGATGCATGTCATCATTTGAATAGTGGAAATGTATTGATGAGAAATTCCAAATGGCTCAGAGATTTTTGGACCCGTGTAAATTTAAGAACAGATTGTACCTATCATATTTGGTGGGAGAATATGGCTATGATTAAGGAATTGGAAGAGAACAAGGAAGACCAAGAGAAAATCCAGATAACAAGAGAACATAAGCGGTTTAATGCGTATTTGATGGGTAGAGAAGGTGAGCCCTTATGGGAGCCTGGGGATTTCTTGGTTCATTTCGCAGGTGTCTACAATCCAGGAAAAATGGAATCCTTGATTGAAGAGATTTTGAATGGTAAGGTACCTAGGCTTCTACTTTAATTGCTAACTCTTGGCGACCTCTTGTTTGCTCCACTTGGATTTCTTCTACTCTCTTAAATCCATATTGTCTTATTCTTTCTCTATAAGCTCTATCTGAGATGAGGCGTCTTATCGCATCTTCCCAGGCATCCTTGTCATCGTGGACACACATTATACCCGCACCACCAACGCATTCTACTAGGCCAGCCGCTTCACTGTGTATTACAGGAACACCTGCCGCCATCGCTTCTACAGCTGTCCTACCCCATGTTTCATTTCTCGATGGCATAACTAAGATACCTATCTTCCTAAATACAGTTACAATATCCTTTTGATTTTCAATATATTTTAAGTTAGGCGGAGGGGTTTTATCAATTACTTGGTTACTATATCCACCTTTTACTCCTAGGAACTGGACATCGGGCATCTTATGTGCTAACTCCTTAAAGAGTTCTCCACCCTTGTTTTCATTGCAATTGATTAGGCATACAATATCATTTTGGATTGTCTGAGTTCTTAGAACCTTGAATCGCTCAGTTTCAACATATGGAACCATGCGCATGTTATCATGTAATGTAGGCAATGTATCTTGTGTCATATTGCTATTATAAACAACTGATATCGGGAATGCCATGCGTTGTTGTAGAAGCCATGGATATCTGTCTACTAAATGAATAAACACGTAAACATGTGCTGTTCTATGTTTTACAATTTCTAGATTTTTAGGGTCATCTCCCATCTGGAAAAATACCAAATCGCAATTCACAATCGCCTCCTTACACGTTCTGTCATTTATATCATATTTGTAAATCTTAAATCCGTCATATTCGGCGACTTCCCATTCTTTTACATAGATTGTTATATTATGGCCACGCTTTCTCAAGTATTTTATAGTCTCAAATGCACTTAATTCAGAACCGGCAATTGTTGTTGGAAGAAAACTATCGCTCAAAAGAATAATTGACTTCGAGTTTTTGGCTTTCACTGCTACCTTCTTTTCATCAATCTTAGCAACCGGTGCATGTTGTACATCTATAACTGGTACCTTGTAAAACGGACTAATTATAATACATACCAGAGCTAAGACAGCAAATCCAATGAGTTCCCTGGACATTCTCTAACTTACCTATGTTTTTTTATACGAATATAGTATAATGGCTGCCACGCGTAAAATGAAGGCTTCTGGTTCAAAGGCTCAGGTTTGGCATGGGACAGCTAAGAAGACCCCGGGGGGCTTGACGCGTAAGGATTTGATGAAGACGAAGAAAGGTCGCATTGTCAGCAAGAAGAAGCATGCAATTGGCCTTCGTCGTATCCGCTCCCTTCGCAGACTTGGATTCAAGGCCAAGAAGGGGACGTTCAAGCTTTTTAAGAAATAGGGGCTACGCCCCTAAGACCCCAATAGGGGCTACGCCCCTATGACCCCATCCATCGGCTCCCAATAACCTAACCCCTTTGATGGCTCTTAGCTTTACTGCCCTCTAAAACGGGTCATAGGGCGGAGCCCTACTCGGCCAACCGCTCTGTTACTGTTCGTAGGATCATTCGCACATCAGATAAATGGAGTCGCAGGGCACCATTGATTTCTGGATAAAACCATGACGCAATATATGTCGGCGTAGTGCCGACTTGCTGAGAAGTTCCACCTGTATTTACAGATGAAGCACCAAAACGCGAATCGGTCAAAGAAAGACAGAGACTAGCACCAGATCCTCGGAGTTCTCGATAGATACTGCGAAGATCTAACTCTTTCATACTATTTTGTATACCCTGTGATAATCCAGATATAATTTTAGTAAACTGGGTATCTGTAATTAAGTCTAGCTTCGGTAGAAAAACAGAATGCGGTGTTAAGTTTCCGGGACTAGAATCGGAAATATGTTTTAAGGAAACACATGTTGGTGTATGTTTCCCTAAAGTCATACATTTCTGCCAGAATGCATTGGGCACTTGAAGCTTAGGAGATACAACAATTAATTGGGGACCCTTCAAATGCGGTAAAATAGAAAGGATAAGGCTCCAGTCAGTATTGCTTTCGGGAATAAATGTCATTTCCCAAGGGTATGAGAGATACCATGCCTTAGAATCTTGTTTTGATAAGAGAAGTATAG